TGGCACTTAAACTCCCCATCTTCCGCTAAGACAACACTATTGCCTCTCGGTTTACAGTATATAGGTACTGCGGGATAAGTCTTGCAAGGCTTACTTATGGCTAAGCTACCCTAACAACGATCATTAAACGTTACCTCTGATCGTATTCAATGTTGACACGCAATCTCCATCAAAAGCTTCTAACACCCTAAAATACTTATCATATGGCCCCAAGTCTTCCCAGAATACTTCACCATGATGATCTTCCTTTATAAGTTCAAATTTATGTTCATACTTACGAGTGAACTTATGTTCTAAGGTGTTCTTTCTTCGATTCAACATACAATTCATTCCTGGAAAATCCTTGTATGAAGCTTCTAGAGCTGCAGTTATAGCAAAGTTATACTCAGGGACTGTCATTGTCTTACCAATACTAGTACTAATCGACCCAGTCGTGAGTAACCGTTCAGGATTCCTAAAAATTAAAGCCCTTCGATTCCCTATGTAACCAACCTTAGAAAGAAAATCAACCTGACGCCCTAAAATTTTAAAATCCTTCATGAGTTGTCCGTACCCATGAACTACACCTTCCTCTTCGCTATAATATTTCTTCAATCCTTTATAAAATATGTCAACAAACTCTTCTTCCATGACAACATAGGTATCATCACCAGATTGAAAAGGGTGTACATCCTTTCCAAACTCAACACCTATATCATCACAGACGACCATAATGAGCAGCAAAATCCTAAGGGTGTTCCCAAATGTAGTTCTAGAGGGATGTCCACTAAAAACCGTACCATTTAGAACACCAGATAGGATCTTAATCCTGTTAGAACCCAGTAACGTGAATCCCAACATTTCTTTTGGAGCAAATAGAGTGACGGGACACTCTATGAGCAGTATCTTCCTGATTATCTCTTTAGTTTCGTCCTCGTTAAAACCAAGATCAGGACAAACGTACGGCAAAACTTCTTGAAGGAATTCATTATCAACACCTTTAATAAATTCAGCATGCTGATGTGCATCATGATTCCCACCGTCCCAAGCTAAACCTGTGGGTTTCTTTTTGCTCTGCCAAGCTTCCCATACTTCTTCCTCAAGACGTTCAGTAGTCCAGCCCTGAACGAAATGTCGCTTAAATTTCGGACAAAGCTTCAATGCACGCATTACCTCACTCATAACATATCCCAAAACTGCCTTAACCTGATCAGATGGATTGAATATGTTACGAGCTTTAAAACCCAAGAAATCCAATATATTGTCCAAAAATTTCTCTCCTTTATATTGTTTCTCATCGGGCTTTACAACTATCTGTAGTACCATCGAGATAATTGGCATTCTCTTAAAAGCGTCCCATCCCTTCTGATAGAGAGGTTGCTTTCTTGATTCCACTTCCTTCAAATACTCTTCAAAAGTACGCTTAGGCATTGATGTCCACGCCTCATTAAATTGAGAAAAAATACCATGTCTCTTGAATACTTTTTTCCAATTAATTTTGCACTTTGGATCTGGCTTAACCTTTGGAGTGATATGTCTTATGATGAAAGCCCATAATCCATTCACTGGCTCAGCTAGAGGGATCTTAGCACCTAAGTATCGAAAACCAGCGGGGATAGCATCCAAGTTAGTGATAGGATTTTTCCTAACTGGACACTCCTCCACTTGTTTAACAAAAGCCCCATAATTGATCTTCACACCCCTAAGATTATAAAAAGCCCTCTTAATTAATGAACAAGACTCATCAAAAACATAGTTCCTTAAGGCTTTTAGTTTGGACTCATGGATAGGTACTCCACCATACTCATTTCCTAGAGCTTCTCCCCATAGGTGATCTCGAGATGTCCACTCTATAGCACCTATTCGTTTAGCCTTCCTATATAATAGACAGATACCACATACCAGAACTAAGGCTCCGAGTAAATAATAACACAAGAGATGTCGCAGTCCATGCCTAAACATATATACAAGAGTTTCTAAGAACGTACTGAGCCAGAACCAAGCGATAATTATAGTCCAAAAGGTATAAACAGAAGGATAAGTCAGGGTGCTTAAACAAATATATAAACAATGCACGCCATCCAGTATATTAAGACCACCATAATATAGACTAATAAAGATTCCAGGGAATATACAAAGAATACTAATTAAAAATAATATCAAGAAATTTTCTCTAGAACGTGTCTTATCTCTAGCTCCTACAACACCCCACCCACTCAAGAGATTTCGAATCTCCGTGCCATAACTCTCATTGACTTTTAAGACAAGTCTATTACTAATTAAATTAAAGATACTAATATCCGAATTAACCGCAAAATCTTGAGAGACATTATAACATTTGTTCTGAGCGTCCATGACAAAGTGAGCAAAGTTCATGTCGAAAGGTATATGCTCCTTACTAGTGGCCACCACGTACTGATAACAAAGAGAGAGGGATTCAGGCTTCTTGAACAATCCCATCCAGTTAGAAGACATATTCAACCAGTTCTCCACTTTCTGTTGAACCACACTACTGTATACCATACGATAGGTCTTAAATGTGGTAAACACTGAAGCTATAAGATCATCAAAAGTCTTCAAAACTCTAGGTTCTACTGGAAGCTCTGGTACGATGAACCCATCTCTCTCCCCTGGTGAATATTCAAACAAGGTTAAAGCTATGTCAACACCGAGATCCAACCTAGCTCGACGAATAAAGCTAGGATGTCTCGTGCCGTACGCAATTTCACTATTCATAACCAACTCTCCAGCATAACCATTCAAGTAAAGTAAAGCTGTATCACCCTTGAAATATACATACCCTAAATTACTGAAAAGATTATATCTCCTTGACTTATGTGGACACTCCAAACCTACGTAGAAACCTTGTTTATCAGCCTGAATCTGATCCACGATAAATTTAGAAGGGTTGTAATGTGTTAAGCCCTTAACGTAACACCCATCCTTTGCCCCTCCAACGCCACTCTCCTTAATCAAATATTTTCGACCAACTTCTAAGACCTCTTTGATGAATAGCCGTGGGTCATAATCCTTCTCACCGCTCTGAAATGGTAGATGGCTCCATATCTCTGGTATTTTAAAGCTTAAGGGGGGAATCGCACCCTTTTCTGGAACTGTAGTATCAACACCCTCGTTAATGGCACCGAGAGCGTATGGATGAAATTTACCATCTTTCTGTCCAACACAAAACAACGGGAAGTCCTTAGGGTCTGAACAGCTCACATTAGCGTATAGGAGTATACTATTAGAGCCAAAAACTGCATAACTCAAACCCTTGTATGATGCATAACGAGCAAGATCCCTAGCTAGAACATCCTTACTTGCTCTATCCTGATCTATTCCAAATACAACTTCAGCGTCTAAATCAAAAGCTGTACCAAAGAGTCCTTGTACCTGTTCCATAAACTCTTTCGTCATAACATTCCATCTGAGAGGTCTACTAGCTATGAAACACGCGTGTAAAGTGTTTAGACCACCATCAACAAAAGATACAACATCCGTATCACTACCATGACGTAGTAATTCGACACCCTGGTCACCAAGCATCTCCTCTACGTAGTCAATACTAAAACCTTTACCATTAGGTTTTGACAAGCCATCTGTCTCTTTCGTGGGAACTTCGAACACACCATCTAACATCTGATCCATTGCAGTTCGTAATCCAAGGGACATTGTTTGTTCTGCATGGCTCATAATACGACCCCTTTTAATATCCTGGATTATACTATCACTATCCCTGATCATGTCCAAGACTGCACCATAAACTTTCATATTCTTCTGGAACATCAAGCTTCTAGAAATCTGAGATAGGATAGCAGCGTACAGGGTGCATCGACCACCCTGGGTAGGAGGAATATATACAGTACTACCTGCCTTAGTCTTGAAAGAAACTATGTAGTATTTGGCCTGATCGCTATCCAAAACCTGTTTAAAGACAATACGATCAGCTGGATCAGAAATAAACTGTAAACTATAATCATCGATATGTTGCTTATCAATGATAACTGGGCTCGGACCAACTTCGAATCGGCTTCTTGTCTTAATTTTCCGCAACAATTCTATTGTCATAGTCAAGGGTTCAGGGTTATAAGCACCTAATTTCCAGCTTCTACCTTTCTTAACCTCAATATCAACTTCTTTAGCAGCATTGAACAACTCACTAAGATATGTCATTTCCTCAACCTTACCTCCTTTATCAGGATGTAATTTAAGGGCTTCATCTCTAAATAGCTTCGAGATATACTTCATATCTTTCGATCCGAAATACTTATAGGCTTCTTCAGCTTTCCTACAAGTATTAATCCAAGTTTTGTCCGATTCCTCTTGGACTCTTTGGCGAACGAAGAAAAAGGTACAAATCTTCCGCCATATAAACATGAGACCTTCATACACTCCCCAGACCAACATGTTTATACTAAAACTGAGAACCATCGAGATGAAGAAGACCTTTAATAAATCAAATACACTAGGTGGCTGTATTGTTTCTTCTTCTTTCTCAGTTTTCTTCACTCCAACATGAGAATAAGATCCAACGTATAAACGTCGACGCTTCTCTCTAATTTGAGATTTCTTGGCACGATACTTATCAGAACCTCGTGTGTCACGATGTTCTTCAGGATCAAAAGGCTCACAACACTCCCCTATGAATGGCTCTTCACACTCACAGGTTTCGTGTACATGGGCAACTTGCCCCATGCGGACGTCAGTCAAACGTCTTTTTAGGTTTCCGATTACTAAAGAACTTCTCTGGCTACCACTCGCAGAAAGTAGGAATCCCACATTTTCAAGGCCTAATCTGCTATGCAATCCAGCTCCATTCTTATCTTCATCAGTCTCCAAAGTACTTTGGTTGTTATTAAGATTTAACATGGCATAGTTAAATAGCAGGCACCGTTTAGAGTTATAGTTTAAACACTAACTTCTTAACCCTCCTAGAAGAACACTACTAGTATGTAAG